GTTTTCAGTTCAAAATCTTTCTTTGAAAGTATATCTTCACAAAGCATTGTGCCATCATCCTGCACTGCCTTGTAGTTGATATGAATTACATTGTCATAGTTTGCAAGGATATATCCGGCCAAATCATCATTGCACCATCTTGTCATAATAACAATCAACTTGAATCCGTTTTCTGTTCTTGACAACATTGTGTTTGTGAACCAATCAATCAATGCTTGCAGCCTTGTCGCATTATATGCTTCTGCATCATTCTTGATTAAATCGTCAATGATCATGATATTGCATCCAAACCCTGTTGCTGTTCCTGTTGGTGATGTGGCAAGATAGTTTGCCTGTTCGCTTCCTTCCAATGCCCATTTGGATGCAGATGCTTCACCATACTTGATTGCAGTATCAGGAAATATATCATGGTATACTGTCACACCCAATGTTGGTTTTTCTGCTATGCAATCCCTAACCTGCTTTGCAAATGTTCCGGACAGTGTTTCATTGTATGAACCTGTCATTACTTTGATATGTGAACCATACTTGCCAAACAACCATTGCACAAACTTTGTTGCAGTTCTTGACTTCCCATGTCTTGGTGGAAGGTTTATAACCGCAATCTGTTCTTCTGCTTCTTCTATGAACCATTGAAGCCTTTCTGCCAAATCTTTCAGGAATGTTCTATCTTCCTTGTAGAAATCCGGTGAAGTAAATTTGCAGTATTCCCAAAATTCCCTTCGTGATAGTTCCATCTTGGCATAATATTTTAAAAGTTCCCTATCCATCATTTATCAACTTCTTCAATTCTTCTGTTGTCAGGCCTTCCATTGGATTGTTTATCTTGCCTTCAACCTCTACTCTTTCAGTCCACATTCCCAAGTGCTTGCCTAACAGCTCCAATGCCCTAACCTTGTCATATGGTTTCACTTCTAGGCCATATTTACCTTCTTTGATAACTGCCAAGGCCTTTTTCTGTTCATTTGTCAATCCTTCTGTTGGGACAAGTTCAACAGTTTTGTATTTGATTCGTTTGCCTTTGTCTGTAGTGCCTTCCTTTTCAACTACCTTTGCATAATCTGTGGCATTTGAAAATGCTATAACTGCTAATTCACGCAACACCATATCCTGTGTGATTTCTGTCCGTTCAACCCTATCTGTTTTTCTTGCACTGATATGGTTTTGAACTTCAACATTCTTCAACAATCTTTGTCCTGCCGAATATGCTGTTTTTTCTTTGTAACCTGCCCTGATTGCTGCCTGTGTTGCATTCAGGTCTATCAGGTATTCGTCACAAAATCTTTGTTGCCTTTCTGTAAGTGCCATCCTGCAACACTCCTTTCATAGTTTTATATACATCCTGCTTCTTCAAATGCCTTGTATATCTTTGGTGCTTGGATAGCAAACCAATCTGTGATTGTTTCATCCATCCCCCATGCTTCTGCTGTACCGCTATTGTTCCATATACCTGATTCATAGAAAAAAGCATGAATGATTTCATGCCTTAATACTTTCTTTCTATATGTATCTAAATCTTTGATGCTTCTTTCGTCTGCTTCAAACTTTGCAACTACTATTCTTTTAATTGAATGATCCATTGCACCATCACTGTCCGGTGGCAGCATTTCATCCGGTGCATCAATCACTATTTCATATTCAGTTCCTAATATGTTCACTGTTTCCATACTTGCTCAAATCTACCTTCTTGAATTCATTTTTATATAAATTGCTTATCGCATTTATATCACCTTTATAGAATACCAATACATTCTGATGCACCTTTATTGTTTTTCGCTTTGCCTTAAATGCAAAACTTGCCCTCATTGGTGCTGTTCCGTATTGTTCCAACAATATCAATTCATTGTATAGGCAAAGGCCATTGTCTTGGAATATCCGCTTTGTGTCACTTATAAAATCCCTGTATGCACCTTTACTGTCCCGGATATCACCAACAACAAAAACAGCAAACCGATTTTCTTTCAGTTTGCTGCATGATATTGATATTATGTCTGTGTATGCTTCCATGAAATCTGTATAATTCATATTTGATAAATCAAGCGGATGGTCACTGTACTTTTCCAGGTTGTGATATGGTGGGCAACTGAAAACCAAGTCTGCCGAACCATCCGGGATATATGCATCTGCATTTCTGCTATCATCACAATGCCACACCGGACACACACCCAATTTATCTGCATTTAATTGGTTTGCATCCACTTGTTTTTGTGACAGGTCAATTCCTATGTATTTTTGCCCTAACATTTCAGCAACTACACCACGAACCGAACCGCCTGCGAATGGATCATACACAATTCCATCCTTTATCCCAAACCAATTATATATAACTTCACACAATACCGGGCAAAATACACTTGTGCCTGTAAGATTTGCACTTTTCTTCTTTGCTAATTTGTTCAAACCTTCGCCAAGCAAAGAATCACCCCGGCCTACTTCACTTTGCAATCCTATTTCTTTCCATGCTTTCTTTCTTTTCTGCCAATACCCCTGTTTAGTATCAAGCACAGATACAGGTGGGTACTAGGTATTGCTCTTGCAATTTACCCATTTAACCACATCCTTTTCATTTGTATGCAAAAAGGTCTATCAGGAAGGAGAAATAGCAGCCTGATAGACCCATAGAAAAAGGCACCACCTATTTGGCAGTGCCTTCTTGAAACTTCTTTCACTATATACTATAGCAGATATTTATTCCTTTTTGTTCCTCTTTTTTCATCTTCTTTTAGAAATCATCTTTGATTTCAATGTATATTGCTATTGCTAACACTGAAAAGAACAAAAGAACTATTGCTATACTGATTATGTATTTCATAGAATCCCCACCGCTTCAAATATTAGATATTTAATTGCTTCCTTTTTGGTTATCTTTTGGCCATCTTTGAAATAATCAAAGCACTTGGAATCATAATGCCTGGGATTGCCTTTGATTTTTATGTACATTCCTATATCCACCACTTCATAATCTGTATCTGTTTTCAGGTCAATGTAGGTTTGCTTTGGCATCCTAACTGTGATCATTGTTATCCCCCTTTGGAATATAATGTTGCGGAAGTGGATGCCATGCTATGACAGATTTATCTTCACAAAATCCATTCAACTGTGGAATACCAAATTTTTGTGTTTCGTAAATATCAAAGTGTATCTGATACCTTCTGTTGCCATCCGTCACAATGAATCTTCCATCATCTTTCAGATATTCTTCCTTGTTCGGCAACCTCTCGTTGCAAGGAATCCACCCATTTTTGTCTACCAATAATTCATTCGGCAATATTGCATTTTCATTCTGATATTCACAAGGACTTTGAAGATAACATAAAGTACAGTGATTATATTCCTCTGCAAGTTCTTTGGCTTTATAAATGCACATCTTGACAGCATTGTTCCATACAATATCAACAGGTCTATTTACTATGCATTTTACTTCTTCCAACCTTGCAATCAACTTATCTATAAATTCTTGCATGTTATCACCTACTTTCTATATAACTTCATCAATACTAAAAACAATTCCTCTGCAATAACTCTCACCATCTTCATAAATCATAAATGTTTCATGTGGAATATCTGTTTTGTATGTCCATGTAATCAATCCACCATTTTCATCTTTGATTTCATCATCACACCACAATGCTTCAATACATTTACTATTTTCAAATTCTTCATCAATAGCACCTGTTTTATCAAAATAAACCTTACCGCCATCAAAACAACCTGCTTCTGTATAGATAGCACCATCAAATTCCATCAAATCATCACTTGCACCATAGACAATGACAAATCCATTATCTTTTGCAATCTGTATCTCTTCTTTTGTGAATTGTGGGTAATTGTATTCCCTGCCATCAAGCATTTCTGCAAATTCTTTTATACTCATTTTCTTCACTTCCTTTCATTCCATATCCTCATAACTTCATCTTTTGCAGAATATTCAACATCAATATCTTTTCTGATTTTTACACCGCATTGTGTGCAGTACACTTCCGCAAAATCATATTGCTTTCCACCATGTTTGCACACTTTCAATTTTGGTTGACTGCCACACATAGGGCATGACTTTAATTCTATTTCACTCATTTCTTCACTTCCTTTCGGTATATCTTTAAAAATTAGCCAAAACAAAAATCCGCAAACTAAAGTATTTACGACTAAATATCCGATTATGACTGCCCATTCGATTGTTGACATTATTCCGCACCTGCTTTCATATTTGCCAATGCCTGCTCTGCTTCTTCTTTTGTGAGGAATACTGTTTTGCCAAGCATACGTATCATTTCATAGTCAAATTTAGTTTCTGTTATAAAGTTGCCTTTGCTACAATTCTCACAAGCATATGTGTTATCTAATGCTTCTTCGCAAATCTCACAAAATGGTGTCAGTGCATATACTGTATTTCCCACCTTGCAAGGCAACCTTAAAAGTAACCCTTGCTCCTCGGCATCTTCGTAAGCACCCATTTTGTCAAAAACCGCTCTTATTGATACTGTACAATTTGCACTTGTGTAATTGCCGGTTTTGGTTTTTCTTGTTAATCTATCCATCTATTGCACCGCCTTCCATTGTTTTTCAAAATCCGCTTTAGGAATTGTTAATGATATTCCTTTTCTACTCAAAGTGACTTTGTTTTCTTTTACTTCATATTCCCATTTCTGCTGTGGGTAGCATGAAATCCAACATTCAGCATTACCAAGGAATGTTTTAAGTGTGTAAATAACAAATGATTTTGGTCTTGCCTTATTCACTCCGCACCGCCTTTCATCTGCTCTGCTACTTCTTTAATTCTCGTAACAGGTGAAACCCATTCCATTTTTACTTCATCCCCTTTTCCTGTATCAGCATATATTGAATGGTTTTCTAATTCGCTTGCAAATTCATCAATAGCCTTGTTTCTGCTTTCCTGCTCATAATGTTCAATGGCATTTGCCTGTACGTTTAATCTTTCATTCAGTACATTGACATTATGTTCAAGTCGCATAATCTCTTTTGCAAGTTCTTCTTTCTTCTTGCACATAAGGCTTGATTTCTTATGTTCCTTTTCAAGTTCGTAAACCATATAACTGCTCCCTTCTATTCGCTCCAATCAAATTCAGTGCCACACTCATTGCAAAAATTAAAGTGTTTTTCATATTCCCATCCAATACCTTTTGCACAATTCGGACAAGAACACCAATTTGATTCTCTTTCTTCATCATAGGCTTTTAATGGTTTCATTTTCTTCTTCTCTTTCAAAGCCTTAAATTCTTCCACCGTGCCAATTGCTCTGTATGCTTCTAATTCATCAATTCTAGCAAGCAATTCCACTTGTGCTTGCATTGTTCTTCCTGCATTTCTACCGCCACCTACAATTACAACTTTTCCGTACTTGCTTTCATTCTTTGTCATGCTTGCTCTCCTATCTGACAATTTCAAAATTGTGTGTCACACTACAAAAGTTTGCTTTGGGATTGTCAATCAAAAACTGTGCAATATCTTCATGTGATGGTGATTCTTTCATTCTCAATTCTGCAACAACTTTTTTATCCAAACCTGTGTCTTTAATTCCACGCAACACCCAAAAACTATCAAGTTCCACTGTCTGTTTTACTTCCACTGTTTCTGTTTTGGTGATATCAATTTTTCTTTTCATGCTCATTCTCCTTTACCTCACTTGTAAATCTTGCATAATCTTCTTCACTTAAATATACAAACCTTTGAAAATATCCATCTGAAATTGTTTCAACTATTTTGCTTTCGCCCTCATATGGATAAAAATTATCATTCTCCACAATAGTTGTTCTGAATCTTCCATTATCTTCTACCCATACAATTTCAACATTTCCATTTTTTAATACATTGAAATCTGTCAAAGGTTTTATGTTTGTAAAATCCTTTACTTTGCAGCCGGAACAAAAAATAATTACCAATAACAACAATAAGATTCCTTTACGCATATTGTTCTTTCTCCTTCTCCTGTTCTTGCAGATCATCTTCCTTTTCTGCTAATGCATACATGATTGCATCCAATTTCTTTGTTGCCACTCTGATTCTTCTTTCAAGTTCCTTCACAAGAATATTATTGGGAATCGTTCTGATAACGTGCTTCATTTCTTCTTCCGACATTCCCCTTGCTACCTCTTTCAACCCCTGTTTTTCTGCATCACTCATCATGTTTGCTATCTCCTTTCGTTGCATATGGTTTTCTTGCCATCTGTTTTCTTGCATATTCGCTTGCATACTTTGGTCGTGCCATCAACTCTCTTTGCCTGTCTCTCTTGATTCTGTCACCATGTCTTTGCTTGTCTGCACAATATTCACGTTTCATTCTTTCCCCTTTCATCCAATGCCTTTTGCACCTGGGATAATGCCCTTTGATGCAAACCACCGGAAACCCATTTATATGTATAATTCATTTCAACCGCAATCTGTTCCCAGGATAACCCCTGAAAATATCTTTTGTTCAATAGTGAAACTGTGTCTGCATCACATGAAGCAAATATCAAATATCTTGCTTCCCTTTTGTAATCAATGAAGGTGTCAATTTCTTTTTCAATCTTATCCTTCATTTCAATTATCTTTGCGACACAATCGGCCATCTTCTGTTGGCTTCCGGATGCTTGCACCCTTTCACCACCAAGAACAGATGTTGTCTTGGTTGCAAGTGCTTCTAATTGTGCCAATTCTTCGATATCTGCACTTATCTTTGCATCCATTGTTTTTATTTTCAGCAAATACCCTTTTGCTTTCATTCTGCTTCCCCCCTATACTTCTTTTTCAAGGCTTCTGCCCTTGCAGCAAGTTCCGGATCATTGTCAACTGTCTTTGATTCTCCAAGCATCCTTTTTTCGATATCATCAAAATCATAATTTTGCTGTTGGAAATCATTGAAACCCGGTTTCTTTTTCTTCATCCAATCAGGAACCATTTCTTTTCGTACAGGTTTTTCAGCATCTTTCCTTGCCCAATTCCTAATTGTTGCATAATGGCTTTTATATGCTTTCCCTGTTGATGCCACATAGGATGATAGTCTTTCAATCCGTTCTTCATAATCAGAATATTCAGTCTTTAATTTCTGCAATTCTTCATCAGTCAAAAGAACATTATTGTATTCACCATATTTATGCTTCACAGGCTTTGATTTTTTTACAGGTGCAGGTGGTTCCGGTTCGACAGAATCGGATATAATTTCTTTTATATCTATATCTTTTTCTTTATCTCCTTCTATATCTTCTTCTGCCTGTCTAACATTAGGTTTATTGTTAGGTTTACTGTTAGGTTTACATGTTAATGCTTTTTGTTTTTGCCTGTATTCACGCATATAATTACGCATAAATTCCTTTCGGTTTTCCATCTGATCTAAACTTTGATGCTTCCCCCAATTGGGGATAGAAATAACACCATCAATAATTTCAATCATTCCGAACTGTTCAAAAGTCTGCAATGCAAGTTGTACTGTGCTTTCCTTCATTCGGAAAATAGTAGCAAGCATTTTGTCTGTGTAGGCAATCTTGCCCATCATAAAAACACCGCTATTGTTTTGTTTCCCTGCAAGACAAAGAAGTTTGAACCAAACTGTAATAATCGCATATGCATCAGGCAGACTTTCAATCAATATGATTTTTTCATCATCAAAAACATCTGTTGTTATCTTTATCCATTTAACATCTGCCATCTTTTATCCCTCACTTTGTAGACTATATCTTTTGATATGGCACGTTTCACCGAACCGATTTTTTACAGGTTCAATGGTGCTTACAATGGGATATCCAAGTCGTTTCAAGTCGGATATCCTGGATGCAAGTCGCATGACACCCAAATCTTGAAGTGCTTCATATTGTGTAATGCTGCCAAATCTGTCTATATAGTCTAAAATTCGGTCATTCTGTGTAGGTTTATGCTCTACTTTCGCCATTGGTTTCACCTTCTTTCATAAAAACTACCCAATGTGTTTTTGTACGTTTATCACCAAACAATGGTTTGAAATCAATGTTGGCCAAAACTTCATGCAATTTTATCTGTTCATCACACCATTTAAATATCAATACACCATATGGTTCTAAAACACGCATACATTCACAAAAGCCTTTGTTTATGTATGGTTTCCACTCTCTTGGAAGTACACCATATTTTTTTGATAGCCATGATTCTTCCCCTGCATGAATCAAATGTGGTGGATCAAATACAACTATCTTGAATGTATTATCAGGAAATGGCATATTTCTGAAATCCATTATTATATCCGGTGCAACAATTAAACTTCTGCCATCACACAGTGTAGTTTGAAGTTCTCTGTTGTCAGCAAACAAGACATTTTTATTCGTTTTGTCAAACCAAAACATCTTGCTTCCACAACAAGCATCCAATATTGGTTTTTCTTTTGCTTTATTCATCTTGTTCCCCTTTCTTCATCCATTGTGACAGTTCAAATTCGCTATATAATTTCATCCAATCTTCAAACCGCATGGAAACAAGAATATCTGCATTATTTTTCTTATGGAATACA